CGCCTGGGCGATCGCCTGGAACCGCTCGGCACTCGACATGCCGCCGAGCTCCTCGAGGGAGAGGCCGAGGCTCCCAAACCCGGCCGCGGCCTCTTTCGAGCCGTTGGACGCGCGGATGAACGCCACGTCGGCCTTGGTGGCGGCCGCGGCGATCGAGTCCATCCCGACGCCGGCCAGGTCGCCGGCGAGGGACAGGCCGGCGAACTCGCCATAGGTCATGCCGAGCCGGGCCGCGAGCTTCGACTGACTGTCGATCACGTCGGCCTGGGCCTGGCCCATGGAGACCAGGGACCGGACGTAGCCGGTGGCCGAGCTCGCGATCGAGCCGAAGAGCTGGGCCCCCTGGATCGCGACGAGAGAGCGGATGCCGCCGCCCAGAGACGACACGCTCGTCTGCATCTTGCGCATCGCGGCCGACGCCTGGTTGACCCCGGTTACGAGCCCCGACGCGTTCGCGGTGAAGATCGCCGAGACCTTGCCGATTGCCGCCATGGTTTACTCCTCCGTGTCAGTCCCGGCAGGTCTGCCAACTTCGCCGCGAGCTCCTCGTCCGTGAGGGGCGTTTTCGATCGATGCTCGTCGCCTTCGCGATAGGTGATCAGGAACCGCTCCTCGTCGTGCCGATCAAACTTCCCGGTGAGCCCGGCCCGGATGATGCTCGTCATTCGCCCGGCCCGGAGCCAGGGCTGGCCCCACGGCTCGATCAGATAGAACGCCAGCCACCGGACCATCTGCCTCCGCGGGATCTCGCGCTTCAGCTTTTCGACATCCGCTATCCCCAGTTCCAGGGCGAGCCGGTGGGCGAAAAGTTCCCACGGGTTCGCCCTCAGTCTTTTTTTTCGGTCTCCAGGTCGTCGTCGCTCGGCTCTTTCAGGAGGGGCATGCACCGAAGGGCGATCTCGTCGATCACCTTCGGGTTCCCGTCCGCGAGCGCCGCGAGGGCCTCGTCGGTCTGCGGGACGAGCCGCTCGCCGAACTGGTCGCACAGCATGATCTGCACGACCTTCGCCGCCATGGGTTTCCCGGTGCCCTGGTTCCGGTTCGCGTAGAGCCGCCACTCGTCGACATCCGCCGACGACGGGTTCCGGATGAAGACTTTTTTCCCGAGAGACCGGATCTCGATCTCCATCGGCTTCCCGTCGCGGGCCGCCAGGTCGAGCAGTTCGTCGAAGGTAAGCGTCACTCCAGGACTCCTGTCAGACGGAACACGGCCTCGCCGGTGGACCACTGCCCGGCTCGGCCGGCGTGTTTCCAGGAGACGAGGATCGCCTCGCCCGAGATGTAGTCTCCGGGCGTGTCGAACTCAATCAAGGCCTTTTTCCCGCAATCAAACACCGAGAACGACGGCGGGCCCCAGAATCGGAGCGAGATCGTCGGCGGCTCAATCGACGTGCAGTCGTACTGCTTCAGTACGCGGGCATCCGCCCCGGTGCCGACCACGGTACTCGAGACGTGGGTCTTCTCGAAGAGCTGGCCCGCCTGGGCGTCGACATCGTGGTCCGTCAGGTAGCCGATGCCGACGTTTCCGAACAGGACCCGCGTCGGGTATCCCGATGTGCCATGCGACGAGATGTAACCGGGCATGCGTCACCCCTCGTCAGGTGATCGTCAGGCCCGCAGCGGTCACCTCGCCCGCGATCAGCTCCTCGAACGTGGCCGAGCCCTCGACGTAGGACGCGGTCTTCCGGGACACGCTGGCACTCGTCACGCGGTAGTTGCCGCTGCCGCCGGTGGTGGAGAGCGCGCCCTCGTCACCCTCGACGATCTCGACGGAGTCCGACATGGTCCGGTAGGTGATCGTGAACTTCTTCGGATCGCGGGCCGGCTTGATCGGCGCGAGGGCCATCACGGCCGTCCCGCCGTGGGCGATGTCGAGCGTGGTCATATCGACCCGCTCCCGGGACGGGGCCGACTGCTCTCGCGAAATGTCGATGCACTTGTACGGGTTCGTCTTGAACGTGAACGTCGTGCCGTGCGAAGTCGAGAACGTCGGGTCGGGCATCGCGGAGCCTCCTGTGAGCTGGTGCGGTCGATTTTATGGGGTGGGTCGGGTGCCGAATCTCACTCGTGCCAGCGGACCTCGACCGAGAGCTCGACCGTGTAGGTCGGGGTCTCCCGGCCCTCGAGGTAGTCGGGCTGGCCGTCCCGCTCGTCGAGGACCAGGCAGTGATCGATCATCGTCCCGTGGTCCGTGCCGCGGAACCGGTCGATCGCCGCCGTGATCAGGCTCGCCAGGGCCCAAGCCGAGACGTAGTCGTCGGCGTAGACCGCCACGAGGAACCTGGCCGTCGGGGGCACCAGGGCCGGGAGCGGCTCGTCGTCGAGGGCGTCGTCGAGCGTCAGCTCGCGGGTCGTGCCCTCGCGGGCGTAGATCACGAAGGGCGGGTTTTGCGTGCCGGTCATGCCGACCGGCCAGGCCGTGCAAGACGTGGCGGCCTCGATCGACTCCTTCAGCCATACATGGGGCGTGGGCATGGTTTTCCTATCGTGGGGTGATGCCGGCGGCTATGCCGCGCTTCGACATGCCCGGGTTTGCTCCCGAGGCTCGCTCCGCCGCGGCCTTCTCCAGGGCCTTCGACATCTCGTCCGCGAGCTTCCCGGCCGCGACCGGCCCGAACTCCCTCATGGTCTTTCCGATCATGTCGTAGGGCCTCACGCCAGAGGCCGTGCCGAACTGAAGCCAAATCGCCTTCCGGCTTTCGGGCCCGGCCTTGTACCCAAGGACGCCGTAGATGAACGCGTCGAACGCGGCGTTTGTTCCGGTCTGCCCGGTCCGCACGGTGACCGATCGCCGCAGCGCCCCGCTCGATCGCTTCTTCTCGCCCTTCTTCCGCCTCCCGCGTCGCGTGTCGAGCGGCGGCGTGTTCTTTCGCAGGATCGGAACGGCCGGCCGCAGCACTCGCCGCATCGCGGCCTTCAGGTGCTTCCTCGCGATGTGCCGCGGCAGCGTGCGGAACTCCTGCATCAGCGCGCCGATGTGGGCGTTCGCGTCGTAAGAGTTAGGCTCGAACGACGAGTTCCACGAGAGCGAGATCATGTCGATCATGTCCGCTGCTCCTCGACCGTCAGCTCGAGGTCGTCGCCGCCCGGGGCCTCGACGACCGCGGAGACGTAGAGAAGCCGGTCGCCGCGGCTCGGCCACCGGAGCCGCATGTCGCCGGCGACATCGTCCCTGTACCGCGTGTAGACCGTCGCCGTGATGCCGCCGCCGACCTGGCCGCGGCGGGCCTGCTCGGAGTAGGTCGTGGCCTCGTAGGAGCCGAGGATCGTCGCGACGGTCTCCCAGGTCTCGACCGTGCCGCCGGCCACGTTCCGCGAGCGGACGGGCCGCTCCAGGACGAAGACCTCGCGGTAGCGTCCGGCCGGTCGCATCACCAGCCCCCGTTCCACGAGGAGGCCGCGAGCAGGGCCTCGAACGCGTGGGGCAACTCGCCGCCGCCCTCGGTGTTTAGGACGCCGCGGTTCTCGAACTGGTGGTTCACGAACGCCAGGATCGCCGAGCGGATCATGGGCTCGATCTGCGAGCCCGGGGCCGCCCCGGCCCAGTAGGTGACGACGACCTTCTCGTTCGTGGCCGTGTCGAGCGTCAGCGTGGCCGGGAACGCGTCCTGGTCGACCTCGTAGTCGGCGGCCGCCAGGGCCACGCCGGCGACCGTCACGGAGATCGGGTAGGTCGCCGAGATCAGGACGGGCGGGGCCGGCAGGTGCAGCACGCTACCGCCGGCCTGCCAGGTCGCGCGGTACTGGGTCGCGACGAGCGTCACGGAGAGCCGGCTTTCGACGAGCCGGCGGGCCGCGGCGATCTTGTCGAGAAGGAACCGGTCGAACTCCGTCACGTCCGCGAGCATGCCGCACTGGGCCTTCGCGTCGGTCAGCGAGACCGGCTCGACGGAGGGCCACTGGAGAACGCGGATCGTGTCGGGCTTCGCCATCGTTCCCTCCGGATGGACAGAAGGCCGGGGCCGGCATCCCTGCCAGCCCCGGCCCCTGAAGAATCACGATCCGACCGATCAGGAGGCGGCCTTCGCGAGCCGGGCGACGAACTCGGGGGCGTGGTTGGCCACGCCGAACCGGGTGTTCGCGACGTACAGGACCTGACGGTTCCGCATGAGAACTTCGCGGCCCGCCTCGATCTCGAGGCCGGTGTCCTTCAGCCCGACCGCGGTCGACATCGCGTAGTCGCCGTACAGGGCCAGCGTGGTGGCGGGGAGGCCCTTCACGATGTAGACCGGGGCACCGAACACCGTGGGAACCACGCGGCCGCCGCCGACCGTGAGGGTCGTCTGCTGCGAGCTCCAGATCTTCATGAGGTCGACGTAGCCGGCCCGCGAGCAGACCCACGAGCTGGTCCCCATCACGGTCTCGTCGACCTTGCCGACCACGTCGGCGAGGTTCGCGAGGGTCGTCGCGGCGTTGGCCGCGACGGTGATGGTGTTCCCGGCCGCGACCGCACCGGCGAGGCCGGTCACGGTCGGGTTCGAGGCCTGGCCCGCGAGCCAGAGGGCGTCGAACCGCTGGGCGTAGGCGAGCGAGAACCGCTCGGCCACGAGGCCCGCGATGTCGAGCGGGCTGTCCTCGATCAGCGAGCGGCTGATCGCGACGGAGGCCCGGATCTCGTGCATCGTCAGGCTCGCGACCGAGGACACGAAGTCCTGATCGGTCGTCGCCGTGCC